GACATCAACAAAATCGTCTTTGTATTCTACGTCCCCCAGCACAGTGCTTGTCTGCATCACACTTTCCACAGGGCTGATGTTCCCGCGCTAATCAAGGAACTCAGCACCGTTATCCGGCGGGGCGAAGAAATCCGCCCCAAATGGGGTGGCGGGGCTCCCGAGATTGAGGACTGCACCCCNACCCAGTATTGCCGCTTCTGTAAGCATGAAGACGCATGCCCCGCCCTTGGCGGTCTGGTCGTTGAGGTGGCCAAGAAGATTGACTCTACGATCCCTGATGTGGATCTGGAGAACATTGACGACCCAGCGCGCCTGTCAGAGCTATTCAACATCGCCAAGATCGTGGAGAACTGGGCAAAGAGAATTAAGGAAAGGACTATTGCGGCGGCTAAGGACGGCGTGGAGTTAGACGGCCTCAAGCTCAGGTCGATGGGCAAGACCAGAAAAATTGTGGATAACGCAACCCTCGTAAAAATAGCAGACGAGTTCGGGCTGGGCGAAGAAACAGTTCTGGAAAACGCCAGTATCCCCCTGACAAAGATCGCTAAACTCGTTGCCGCAAAAGCGGAGCGGGGCGGTCGCAGAGAAAAAGAAACCAATTTCGTTGACGCTTGCGAAGACGCGGGCATTATTCATACCTCCGCCGAACGATTCACAGTTGTGAACCGAGGCTAGATTGGATGCCCCGTCATCGTAGGTGGGCACGAATCAATGGACCTCAGAGTTTGGCAGAGTTCTCCCCCATTGAAATCAAACTGCCAAATCGATAATACAAAACGAACAAACACGAAACCATGTCTACAACTAAAAAGACAACCAAGGAAGTAACCGTAATTGAAGACAACGCCCCTGCGCTCGTGGAAGCGAGACCCTCTGGCGTTCTTTCTCTTCCCAACGCATGCGGCATCGAAGTCACGCACGACGATATCGATGTCCCCCGCATAAACATCGTGCAGAAGTTATCCAGCATCGAGGCCCCAGTTGCGGCTATTGTTTTGGATAAACGGCACGTTCTCGCACACGAAGACGAGCCCCTGCATGTGACTATTCTCGCTGTGATGAAAGCGTGGAGAGAGAATGTCCCATTTGAATCCAATGAGATCTCTCGTGTTGCAAAGACCCAAGTGGAGGCCGACGAGATCCAGAAGGATAGTGACTACAACATGATTGAGTTTGCCGAGATCACGTTGCTTTTTAAGCAGCCGGATGACAATGAGGACGACGAGGCTTATTGTTTCCCCATTGGGGACAACAATTATGCTATGGGGCGCATCAATGTCCAAAAGGATGCTTACAGGCAGACCTACAAGCGGATCACGACCTTCGCCGCTTTCAATCCCAAGGCTCGTCTCCACGAGTATCAGTGGGTTTTCAAGAGTTCGCTGATCCAGAGGGGAGCCCTTGAGTGGTATGCTCCGTCCTTGAGCGTTACCAAGAATCGCCCTGACGAGGCTGTCGTCGACTTCATCGGAGGCTTTGCAGGGTAGCGTTATGAGCAACAACGAACTTCAAGTAGTATACGACGAGATGAGTCAGGAGCAGGAAGAGATCTCAGACGACGCTATCCTTTTGCTGGAGGTGGACGCCCTCACCAAGATGATCGACGAGCTTCAGGAGAAGCAAGACGAGGCAGCAGCAGCTATCTACAAACTTATCCTTGTCCGCGATGCCCTTGAGGGGACCATCAAGGCCAAGCAGCTCGCCTTAGAGTTGGACGAATAAGCCCAGCCACATGGCCCGCTCCAGCCCATCATTCCGCTGGAGCGGGCCTTTTTGTGTGAGACGATGGAAACATATGCACTCGATTATGAGACTTACTACGACCGCGTTTGCAGCATAAGGCGGTTGGGGACTCTTGGCTATTTTAGCCATCCTGAGTTTGATGCCTACATGGTATCCGTAGTAGGGAGTGACGGTTACACTTTTGTTGGGGCTCCCGACGACTTCGATTGGGGGATGCTGGAAGGCCAGACTGTCCTGTCCCACAACGCCAGCTTCGACGAGACCCTCTACCTGTTTGGCGTAGAACGTGGGTGGTGGCCCCAAGTCCGCCCCTTCGCATGGCATTGCACCGCCGACATGGCGGCTGCGTGTGGTCTGCCGCGCTCACTGAAGAACGCATCGGCGCAGGCGTTCGATTTGGAGGTGTCTAAAACTACACGGGACAATATGGCGGGCAAGAGGTGGGAGAATATGGCGGACGAGTTTCGAGAGGAGGTGAGCCAGTATGCCCTGAAAGACTCCGAACTTTGTCTCAGGCTGTGGGAGGAACACAACGAGTCATGGTCAGAACGGGAACGGGAGATAAGCAGGGTCAACCGCAGGATCATCCAACGGGGGCTGCCCATGAACGTAGACCTGTTGGCGAAGCAACTGGTTTCCATAAAGCAGAAGCTGTTTGAAGCCGAGCAGGATATCCCTTGGTCTGGGGAAAGGCCCCTCCTAAGCCGGGGGGCTTTCGACGACGAGTGCCACAAGAACGGCATCGAGCCCCCAGCCTCTCTCGCGCAGAAGGACCTAGAGGCTCAGGAATGGATCGAAAGACACAGTGGCGACCACAAGTGGGTAGAAGCCGTCAGCAACTGGAGGCGGGTCAACGCGCTAAAGAAAAAGTTGGAGGCGTTTGATGTGGCGACTATGGCCGATGGCCGCTACTATGGGGGGCTGATGTATTGGGGAGGGCACACCGGACGATTCTCTGGCGGCGGGGGGAACCTGAATTTGCAAAACCTCCCGCGTGAAGAATTATTTGGCGTTAATCTCAGGCACCTTATTCACGCCCCCGAAGGAAGGAAGCTAGTGGTGGTTGACCTATCGCAGATCGAAGTGCGGACACTCTGCTGGCTGGCGGGCGACAAAAAGACGCTCAAGGAGATCGCCGCGACCGAAGACATTTACGAAGCCTTCGCGATCAGGATGGGCTTGTGGGCGAAGGACAGGGGTGTCCTGAAGGAGATAGACCCTAAGTTACGACACAAAGTTAAAGCTATCGTCCTAGGGTGTGGTTACGGGGCAGGCCCAGAGACGTTCTCGCGCCTGTATAATATGCCCTTGGAGGACGCGCAGGAGGCCGTTGATCTGTATCGGGACAAATTGAAGATGGTCCCCAAATACTGGAGGAGCATTAACTCAAAGCTCCGAAACTGTTACGGCAACCTCCCGAGGCTCGCGTTCAAATACTCGTTGCCGTCAGGGCGCGATATTAACTACGGTGAAACTAAGCTGATCAGACAAAACGACCGCATCCACCATCAGGCCATAATGAACCGGAACGGTAAGAGGTTGCCGATGAAGTTGTGGGGCGGCGTGGTTGCCGAGAATTTATCGCAAGGATTAGCCCGAGACATATTTGCCGACATGCTGCTTCGCATCGAGGAAGCTGGGATTAAAATCATATTCCATGTGCATGATGAATTCATCATCGAGTGCCAAGAGGAAGACGCGCAGGACATTCTGGAATCTACTTTGAAGATCATGTCTGAGCCCCCTGACTGGATTCCAGATATCCCTTTATCAGCAGAAGGAAAAATACTGAGCCACTACCAGAAATAATGAAATACCGCTACCTGAAGAATCTCAGGGAGATCAGCGCCCAAAAATGCTCTGACCTGAGTAAACTGAAACAAACTAAACCATCTTTCTCATCCAAGGCCGCCTACCGTGATTGGTGCGGTGACCCGTCCACTGCCCACGTTTTCTACTCCGCCGTCGAAGGGCGGACCCCCTCCAAGAGAGTCAGCAACGATAACCCTCCCCGAATGATTTACGGGGTCGTGGCGGATTACGATTCTGCAATCAACTGGGCGTCTATCGATGACGACCTAAGCGTGAAGTTCAGCACTAACAAACCAACGTGGCGCAGCCGAACACAATCGGGTTTCCTCAGATTGGTGTGGGAATTCAAGGAGCCTGTCCCCATAGAGCCCGATATGTTCGACACCTTTATGAAGCACATGATGGTCAAGCTGCGCCTCGACAAGTGCTTTGCGGGGTTCGACAGCTCTTCTTTGCGGGCCAGTCAATACTTTGAGCTGGGGGAGGATTGGGTCCACACCAACGGGGAGCTAGACCCAGCCCTCGTGCGGTCAGTGATCATAAAAGCGGCCTCTGAAAAGCCACCTCAATCCTGCGACACATCTATCCCCATAAGCGTGGTCGCGGCGGAGGTGGAGTCCCGGTTCCCCAGCCGTTGGGTGGGGGATTTCGATGTGGGGGCGCGGGGGCCTTTATTCTGGGTCGATGACGGTATCAATCGAGACGGGTGTCAGGTAGTGGAAGATGGCATAGTGTGTTACAGCGACAGAGCGGGTAAGGGCTTCATGTCTTGGCGGGATATCTTTGGCCCCCAATTCGTGCAGGACTACGAAGAGAAGAAGCTCTCTGGTTTGCTGGATGAGTATTGGTTCAATGGAAGAACTTTCTTCAAAGTCCTTTACGAGAGCGCGGTGGCAATCCCAAAGGAACAACTGATCCTAGAGCTTCGCCAAGCAGGATTCTCGCCCCGCCAGAAAAAGGGACAGCCGTTGTCAGAAGTTGACACAGCAGTCCTCACCATAAGCAACCAGAACAGGATAGCCGAGATTGCCCCTGTTGTATTCTCCAAGGACCGGGTGGTCAGCTACCAAGGGAACAGGATCTTAAATTGTGCCAACATCAACCCCGTCCAGCCAGATTCGGACGGGGGGTCGTCTCAGTGGCCCTTCCTACATAAGTGGCTGGGACAATTGTTCGTGGACAGCGGTAAGCGCCCCGCGCTGGATTACTTCTATTCATGGCTACAGCGGTTTTACTTGGCGGTCCTTGAGCGAGAATTTGTTCAAGGGCAGGCCCTGTTACTGGTCGGCCCAACAAACAAGGGGAAGTCCCTGCTCTCAAACAGGGTTATCAGCGGGCTGGTCGGGGGGTATGCCGACGCCTCTGACTACCTGTCTGGGCAGACTAAATTCAACAAGGATTTGGGCAGGGTGGCAACGTGGGTGATCGACGACACAACGTCGGCGGCTTCTTTCCAAGATCAACGCAAAGCTACTGAATTGATCAAACGGGCAGTGGCAAACCCGCGCGTCGAGTATCAAGCCAAGTATGCGGACTCTCTAAGTATCCCGTGGTCGGGGCGAGTTGTTATGTCTCTTAACATGGACATCAACAGCTTGGCGGTGATCCCGTCGCTGGACAGCAGCAATCGTGATAAGCTGATGGCCCTCCGCGTCAAAGAATCCGCCACCAGTAACTTCCCCCGCAATTCTATTTTGGAGAAGACTATCGAGGAGGAACTCCCTTTCTTTGCCAAGTTCCTCGTAGACTGGGAAGTCCCTGTTGAGATAGAAGGCGATGCGCGTTTCGGAGTTGAGTCGTTCATCGACAACACTATTGCTGAGGCGGCTTACGACAACAGCAGTCGAAGCACCGTAGCGGAGCTGGTGGAGTTCTTTGTTAAGAGATGCCGCGACCTTAACGAGGACATGACTCACTGGCGGGGAACCCTGACCGAATTCCAAGTGGCTGTCCACGAGTTCAACAATGGTAGGAACGTCGGCCAGTCGAACAATCTGGAACTCGTGAGACGGGGGATGGCCACGCTGGAGGAGGCGGGCAAAAATAATCCCAACCTTCGGCAGGTCTTTTCAAAAGGGAAGGGCGGGGGTAAGCTCTGGGAGATCAATCTCGATTCTTCTTTCGACATTGACGTAATGACAAAAACGAATCTGGTCTCCGTAAAGACCTGATGGGCATGTGATACCCGTCGCAAAGGTATGTGAACCCAGTATTGTCGGTGCTTCCCTTCTTCTTGAAGTTCTTATCCTTTGTTGCGTTATACTGTGTGGCCCACCCTACTAACCAGACTTTCGACAGGTCCTTATGGACCCTAGTGAAGAAATAGATGTCTGCGTCAGGGTCCTTGCTCTCCTGCCTGTTAACAGTGGCTACATAGTTTAGTCGGGGCTTGGTGGTGCATGTCTTGGATTTAACATCGATCTTCTTGCCCCGAAAAAAGTAATCGTGGCTATAGCACTGCTCCCCGACATACTCAGCTTCGTCAACATAGGCACCAAAGGCGACCTCTCCTAGAAACCCAGTCATTCTCCCCACTCCGCGAGTGAATGAACTGGGGGGTATCCCCAGTGATTGGGATCTCCGAAAAGCCTCCGCAACATCGTCCTTATTAGGGAGGAACACTATGAAGCGGTTCTTGTGATACTGGAACTGGCTCTTAGTAGCCACTCTTCTTCTTGAGGACCTTGGTGTAAGGCACAGATAATTATTGGTTAAAGCGTTTAATGAATCTTTCCCACGCGGGGAAATAGATCTCATCCATGCACCGCACGATACTTTCCTCTTCGTATGACTCAGAATAACTAAGCCCTGAGATGGCAAGACTAGCATGGAGCATCTCGTGNCTTACAGTATCGTGGAGTTCTTTTCCTTTCAGGGTCTTGTCTACCGTGATGAGCTTCCTTCTGTGGGAATACATCCCATAGCAATCATCATCCCCCAGATCTCCCAGCCGGATTCGGACCCGAACCCCACCGATGGTTATGCTCTGTGGGATACTCATCCTTCTGCATAGTTAGTAATCGCACGGGCATACACACCCGCNAGCCTCCCGCGATTATTGTTAATCATTTTCCACTCGTCTGCATTACTGCCGAAGAATGGTTCCGCGATGCAGGCTACGGGACGCACTGCCCTCAACAGATAACTTCCACGCTGTTTCGGACCTCGTGGCTTGATCCCGCGCGAGACCATCTCAGGGTAAGCCTCTTCCATTTCATCGCGGAGCGCAGACGCAAGTTTCTTGCCTCCTTTGCTGGTATGCCAGTAAAGCCACTCGTGGCCATTTGCAGACGGGCTGGCTGAGTTGAAATGAAGTTCAATGACCGCGTCGATGTTGTCTTCAATCAGCTTGCGGGCCAGATAGTTAATGGCTCCCGTATAACTGCGGGCGGGGTAGTGGTCATAGATCTTGTGGCTCCCCCGCAACACCTGAGATATACGGCGGACCATGTCGTGGTTGAAATCCCACTCTGATAGGATGGTGTCTCCTGTGGTATAGGCTCCTTGGTCGCCCAAACGCGAGTGGCCGACTGCTAACCCGATCTTCATTTCTTTATGACGCGATACAGGGACACCAGTCCCACAGTGATGCCTACAAATAGTGACCCTATACGGAGCCAATATTCAAACTGCTCCTGCATACTTGTAATGAGACCCAGCGTGGGAGCCGCCATGCCGACTAACGAATCTATGAATCGGGGGTTTATCATTTCTCCCCGATAATCACGGCCCTCCGGTAACTGTAATCCGAATGGAATTTGTGATCTTTGCGCCCCACCAGACT